ATGGGTTTGGCTGAAACCTTATCAGACATCAATCCTACACTACAGAGATTTGTTAACTTTCAAATTGATAAAGCAAAACAAGAAGGTGTATTAGAAGGACAGAATTTACTTTTAGGTGCTGATGATAAACAAATTACACAGATAAAAAAAGAATTATCTGAAAAGAAAGGCAACAGAATTATGAGAAATTTTGTTGGTGGAAATATGTATATAGAGTATGGAATTGAAAAACAACTTGCTATGAATTTAGGAAATATAGCAGAAGGTAAAACTAATCAATTCTTTGCAAATCATATTGTTCAAGTACCAAATAAAGAAGGTGGTACTACTGCTATACCTTTATCTCAGTTTGATGTTAACTCTAAAGAGTTTCAAGGAGCTATAAACGAATTTAAAGAAACTCAATTATTAGATACCAAAGGAATAAGACCACAGCTTTTAAATCAATTTTTCTTTCCACAACAAAATGCAGCTTTACGCAAAGCAATAACTAAACAGGTAGAAGCAAAAGCAGATGCAAACATACAAAATTATACAAGTATGCTTACAGACAGTTCGTTGCTGTATTTTCGTAATATTGATAAATACAATGAAAATATTGAAGAGAATATTATTGATGCAGATTTTCAAGATGGAGAAAGCTATGCATTATCTTTACTTCAAGAAGATACAAACTATACATATAGATTAGGTTTATCAGAGGTCGTTTCTCCGTCAGGTATGATTGAGATAATTAAAAAAAATGGTTATAGAATTTTAAATGATTTTGAAAGAGGAAATATTTCTTGGGTAGAAGCACAATCTGAGTTAGACGATTATATAGATTTTATGTCAGCAGTATCAGTAGGACCAAGTGGTACTACAAAAGAAGGATTACCAGTACAAAAAACACTAGGAGAGTTTTTAGATCAAGATGATAGTATCTTAGAACTTAAAAAAGAAATATATGAAAAGATAAAAGATGCAAACAAAGAAGAACAAGACCTTGCAAGCCTATTAAATAAAAAAGATATAACACAAACTTTAGGTAGTATGGATTGGACTTCTATGGATCAGACAACGTATGTCAATAATGTCAAAACTCTCAAAGCTTTAGTTGCAAGACACAAGGATTTAAAACAATTTATTGTTCAAGAATATAATTTAAGAAATGATAATGTTGATCTTTGGTTTGATAGATTTGTAAGAGACTATAACAATGGCAAGTTTGGCGATAGAGATAAAGCAAGAGTAAGGCTTGATAGTTTTATGGCTGTACTAGGCTCTACTGCAACTGATGAAGATAGAACAAGATATGAAAAAGCTTTGAAATTAATTAATAGAGAAAACTCTCAAGGGGTGTTGTCTTCGTACCCAGAGTTTGAAACTACTCTTAAGAACATGAAAGAAGCTTTGAGAGAAGATAATAAGTCTGGATATACAGTAGTAAAAGTTGGTTATACAAATGCCTTTAATGACCTCTCAAAACGATATAGAGATAAGATTGATAAATGGGCTACAACAGACTATGTAACTCAAAAAGAAAAAGATGAAGCAAAAGATGAAATTATTAAATTTGTGCAATTACAAACAATAAAAATTGTAGATGGTAACTACATATTTGAAAATCCTTTACTCGAAACTTTATATTATAAAGCAAATCCAAATTTAAAAAAGGAAAATAACAAGAAAATTAAGAACGAAATAGAAAAAATGAAAGGATTAGCTGATGGTGGTCCTGTTAAAAAAGATGAACCTGTTATTGTTGGAGAAGAAGGCAGAGAAGTTTTTGTACCAAAAAGTGATGGTAAAATAGTATCTAATGAAGTGATACAAAATTCAAATCAAGAAGCTTCTAAAGAAACAGAACAAGAAACTATTTATGAAGTACAAAGTGGAGATACTTTAAGTTCTATTGCCGATAAGTTTGAAGGTGTAAATTATTTGAATATTGCTGAATTAAATAATTTAGATACTGAAGAAAAACAAAATAATATTAGTGTTGGTCAAAAATTTAAAATACCAAAAATAACAATACAAAAATCTAAAGGAGAAATTACACCACTTATAGAAACAAAAACAAATTTATGGAAAGGATTTAATGGTGCTACTGCTTATGGAAGTGGAGAAAGAAAAGTTGAATTAGAAAAAGATACTAAATATATTAAAAGTGTTATAAATCATGCTTATGCAGATAGTTCAACTCCTGAGATACAACAAGAAGCTACAAAGATATATTCTGAATTATTTTATAGCAATAAGCCAGAAGACATCAAAACAAAAAATGCAATAGTTAATATGGTTTTAACAGAAGCTACCTTAAGTAGTCCAGAAGATATAGCAGGTGTAGTTCAAAGTGTATTTATGAGAGTGGCTAGAGCAAGATTAAATACCATTGACAGAGATCGTTTTAAAGAAAATATAATAGAAGAATTAACTAGAAAAGAATTAAATAAAAAAGGTATATTAGTACCTATGTATCAAGGAATAGAAAAGTTTACAGTAGAAGAAATTACATCTAACAAACCAGTTAAAGAAAGTCAGGAGACTTATAATAAGATCTTTAGTATGTTATGGGAAGATACTTCTCAAAAAGATAAGTAATGACTTTTACACCATCAAACAACAACATAGGTTATGAAAACGAAGAAAAGCCTACTGTTGATATAGGCATTGAAAATGAAAAGAAACCTACTTTAGATATAAATATAGATCAAAAGTTTCAAGAAATAATTTCTGAAAATCAAACAACTGATAATACAACAGAAGAACAGCAGCCAGAAGTTGAGTTTGAAAATGTCTTTGATAATAAAAAAATATTTAATATGGATAAAAGTTGGATAGATTGGGATACAGAATATAACTTTAGTGATTACACAAATACTTTTTTACAAGATGGTGAAGAGCCATTTGATTTATATGCAGAACCAAATGATAAGACAAGAAATATATTCAATAAAACTATAGACTTTTCAGTTGGAGAAGATACTGTACCAAACCTTGAAGCACGTTTAAAATTTTTAAGTGTTTATGATTTTATAAAAGGTAATCAGTTTACTAACTTAGGTTTTAATAATAAACCAATTAAAGGTTTAAGAGATAGACAGCAGTTTTTCAAGTTAATAAAACAAGAAACAGGTTTTACAGGTGAAGAGTTTTTAGGAAACAAGATACCTAGAGAAAAAGTAGAAAGCGAAGAGTTCCAAAAAGGTCTTGCAAATGTAATGAAACATTATGAAGACAAAGGTTTTACTATTAATATGCTTGAAGCTGATGACGAGTCACAACTAAATAAGTTAGCAAAAGGTTTAGGTATAGAGATAGGTGTAGGTATAACAGCAGATTATGTATTTGCACCTTTACTAATGGGTAATGGTTGGTCTAAAGCTATATATGCTCTTGGTCAATTTTCAGTAGGTTATACAGCAAATATAGAAGCACAAAAACAAAGAGTAAAAGAAGAAGACAGAGTAAATTTTAAACCTAATCAGAATGAAGCTGTTGCAGCAGGTTTTACACAAATTATTCCTTTTGGTGTAACTCTAAAAGGTTGGAAAGGTGTAGCTGCGTCAGGTGGTTATGGTGGAACGATTGCTACTACTGAAACTTTTTTAAGAGATATATTAGGAGATGACGTAACTTTAGATGAATACTATGCTTCATTTGGTTTAGGTGCTGCTTTTGGTACTGGATTTAAAGTCTCTATTGACGGATTAGATAAGATATTTACTAAATATAAAAATTATAAATTTGATAAAACAAACAACATATTTAACTTGAACAAAAAAGAAGTTCAAGTTGTAGAGGAAGCAAACGAAAACATAACTAAAGCAAATAAAGTTTTAAAAAATGATATAGAAAGTAAAGGAGAAAATTACGACAACATTGGAGAAAAGTTAAAAAACGAAGGTTCTGGTACAAGTAGTCAAACAAATACAAGACCTATAGATGGTTCTGTCAGAACATATATAATGCCTAATCAATTTAAAAATACAAAACCTAACTATGGAGATGCACCAATAATTTTTCAATCTGATTTTGATAAGATGGCTTGGTATTTGAGATATAAGAAAACAAAACCACCAAAGTACGCAGATAAAATTTTAGAAAGTTTTATTACTCAAGGTTTTACCGAAGCAGAAATAAGACAACATGGAACTAACATACATGAAAAAATAAAACAGATAGTTATTGATAAAACAGGTAACGCAAAAGCAGGTCAAGGTAACACAGTAGGACTAACAATAGAAGTACCTGCTGATGCTAAATATTCCCAAGAAGTGCAAACAAGTATTACTGGCAAAAAACAAAACTTAGGCGATCTTACAAAGAATCCTCAATCAGTTGCTTTTATTAAAGAATTTAAACCAAGACAACAAGAATTAGTAGAATCAATAATCAGGCAATTAAAAGATGAAGATGTTTTTGTAGGCTCTAAAAGCCAAGTACAAACAAGGCTTGAAGGTCTAGGTATGTTTGATAAAGGAGTTGTTAAGTTATCTAATACAAGTGCGATAAAAGAATATGCAGAAATGTATGCAAAGATGTATAACCTAGTTCCTAGTGATTCTTTAAATTTTGCAGTTGCACAAGTTATAACACTCGCAACAGAAAACGTAGCTAATAAGAACCAAATAATGATGGACCTTATTAAGACAAAAGATTCTGCAAAGATACAGAAAAGTATTGATGATCTGTTTGAAGCACTAACAGATGTAGAAGAATGGTTAACACTAGGTCTGCCACTAAGAACACAAGCAGGTAGAACTGTTAAGTCTTTTGGTATGAAGACAGAGCAAGGTATAGAAGGCAAAACAGTTGAAGAGATAACAGGTATGACACCTGCTGAGAAAGCTGCTGCTACTGCTAAAGTACCTGAGTTACAAATAGATATTGATGACGCAATATCAAGAAATCAATTATTAAAAACTAGACTTACAGAAGCTTTAGAGGAAGCTACAAAAACAGGAGATTATTCAAAGTTAAATCAAGCAGCAGTTACTTTAAAAGCAGCAAGTGGTGATCCTAGAAAACTTGTTGCAATACAAAATCAAGATGCTATCTCTACTTCACTTATAAAAGGATTAGACAAAGGTGCAAGAATTATAAATGAAATTGGTATTAATGCTGTTCTTTCTGGTCCTAATACACAAGCAATAAATTTATATTCTGGTGCAATGATGACATTTATGAAAGCAATGAATAATTTTGTAGGTGCTAGTAGTGTTCAAGAATTAAGGGCAGCACAACAATATATGTCTTATTTATTTTATAACTTAGATTTTGGTGTAAATGCTTGGAAAAGATCATGGGATATGGAAGACAATTTTATCAATGTTGGAAATGTTAAAGGAGATACAGGTCAACGATTTATTATATCTTCAGATTCTAGCTTCTGGCCTTTAAGAGCTTATGACGAGTTTGGAAGAATCATAAGACTACCTAGTAGATTAATGACAGCTAATGATGCCTTAATACAAGCACCTAATATTATTGCTGCTACTGCATTTGAAGCTTTTAATGAAGGTGTTGGTAGAAATTTAGAAGGAGAAGATTTAACAAAATATATAAAAGGAACTGTAGATGGTGTTATATCTTATTTACTTAGAGGTCAAGAAGGAACTTTAGGTAGAATTGATCCATTAGATGAAGGAGTAGTTGGACCAAGACAAATGCAACCAACTGATGCAGTAATACAAAGAATACTTACAAGAGCAAAAGAAGTTGGTAAAACTATTACCTTTACTCAAGACATAAGAACAGACAGTTATTTTGGTAAAGGTGCAAAGTTTATAAATGATGCAGCTATAAACAATCCAGCAGTTAGATTTTATTTTAAATTTACAAGAACTCCAACCAATATGTTTTTAGAAACTGCAAGATACTTGCCAATAGTAAATATGCCAATACAAGTTACATTACCAAGTGGACAGAGAGTAAACCTAAATCGTGTCAATCAGTTTCTTTTGCCTGATATGGTTGCTGACTTAAATAGTCCAGACCCTTATGTTCGTCAACAGGCAAATGGTCAAATAAGAATGGGTGCTGCACTTGGTACTTTAATGTTATTTCTAACTAATAAACAATTTGAAGATGTAGATGACGAATATAAAAAAGAATTTTTAACAGGTGGTGGTCCTAATTTTTATACCAAAGAAGGTGCTGCACAATGGATTTCTATGTATAAAAATGGTTGGCGACCTTATAGTAAAGCTGTTTTACAGTATGACGAGAATGGCG